GTAGTGTCTTCGGATACATTTTGTAGTGCAGAATCTGCTGTGGAACCTTGCGCTGACGTTGCGAATGCGCTAGCTTCGTTTCCGTCCAACAAATCAGCATCAAGGCCAGAACCAGAACCATCCACTGTTTTAATTGCAGTAAGTATTTCGGATGCAGTTTGATCTGCGGTAGCTCCAGTTTCAATACCGGAAAGTTTAGTTTGTTCAGCGTCAGTGAATGCATTTGTGTCTGAGTTGTTTTCGTAAGCTGTTTTAATTTCTGCGTCTGTCTGGTCAGCAGTCGCGTTAGCCTCAATAGCATTTAATTTGCTATGGTCTGCATCTGTGAAAACATTTGAGTCTGAGGCGGACTCAACAAGAGTTCTAATTTCTGCGGCAGTTTGATCCGCAGTAGCGCTGGCTTCAATACCGGATAACTTAGTGCGTTCAGTGGTTGTTAGGAATAAATTAGTAGACCCTTCAGTAATATCATCAGAGTTGCCTGAGAGTTCTGACAAGGCATCTTTAGATTGTACCTGAGAGTCAACGTAAGTCTTTGTAGCGGCATCTTGTGCAGAAGTAGGATCACCTATGTTTGTTATTTTATTTGTTTGACCATCAAGCTCTCCTCCAAGCTGAGGAGTAGTGTCGTTGACAATATTAGCATTAATGCTTGCCGCAGAGTTAGCGGCTTGAGTAGCTGAAGATGCGGCGGCAGATGCAGAGGCGGCGGCTTCTGCGGCTTTCTGTGTAACGGTGTTAACAGTAGTGTCTGTAGTTGAATCTCCAGAACCACCTGTGCCACGAAAGATAGCCATTCACATCTCCAGTTTATAGAATAAGGTAGGGGAGCCACAAAGGACTCCCCGAGGGTTACTTAGGAATTAAATACCAAAGTAAGGGCTGACTCAGGACGTAAAACTTTTACGCCATACAGAGTGTCTGCAGTGAACAAGTCACCAAGATACTCTTGCTTGTATTGAGTCTGAGTACGGACACCCATTTGCTCTGCAAATACCATAGCGTCACGATGACCTAGGATACCTGCTTTCAACTCTCCACCTGCAGAGTTAGCCGCCGCAGTTTCTACAACCGGGCAGTTAGTTGAAACAAAGATGTCAATACCATACAGTGAGCCAATGTTGCCATTGACTGTTGGCTGACCCGAAACAAAGTCCGCAGAATTGTAGCGCGTAATGCCACGAATAGTCTGTACGACTGAAGGAGGCACTACGAGGAAACGCTGATCCATTGGAACATCGTTGTCGTCAAGCTCTTTGATTGCCTCACGGAAGCCATCGTCAGAAAAAACGTCAGCCGCCGCAACAGTTGTTGTTGCATAAGGCTCTAAGCCTGTAGAAGCGTCCATGTAGAACGAATTACTGTGAACATAATCCGCACCATCAGAGTCACCAAAAGACTTTGTCAGGGCAAACAGATCAGTATCCGCTTGCTTTGCAAGAGCATAACCAGCATCTGATGTGTAGAACTGACGCAGTGAGGTCAGTGCCTGTACATCTGTAATATCTTCGATTAAACGAGAATATTCAAAATGCTTGTCAATTGCAACTTGAACTTCTGACTCAGTAGCCGCGATTAGTGTGACCTGAGTTGAAGCCGCTTTTGCAGAGGCATCACCACGAGTAGGCTTAGGAATGTGAACTACATCTCCTTTTTTGCCTGTCATGGGCATACGGTTTACAAGATTAGCAAGAACGAGAGATTTCTCGTATGCCGCTATAATTTCGTCAGACCAAATCTCTGGGATAAAAGTAGCCGCAGTAGTATTGGTGACGTGATTAGTACCAAGTGCCATAATTTAGCTCCTTAACGCTATTTGACACGACCCTCAGCGTATGCCGCCATTATTTCTGGCTGTAGCTGTGTGTAACGCTTAGGATCAGTTTGCATAAGTTTAATAATATCAGCACGACGATAGATTTTACGACTTGGTGCTTCAGTAGAACCTGAAGCAGACCCTGTAGATGCGGCTTTAAGTTGACGCTTACGATCTTGTTTTTGAACTTTGGCAGTTTCTGAAACTACATTTTGACGTTCTTTCCACGTCGAAATAAGTTCATTTGCACTGTCAAAATCAAATTGTTGATCTGCGCGTTGATATAACTCAAGACGTATTGCAGAGCCTTGTACCCACTCTTGAAACCCAGTATCCTTAATAATATCAAGAAAATCTGGGTGAGTGTTCTGCAGTTGAGTCAGCGTCTGCTGTTGCAACATAGCTTTTGATGTTTGTTCTGCCGCCTTAAGTGACGGATGCTTGTCAATCGCTTTTGCAATAGCTTTTTCTGGGTCTGAGAAAAAGTCAATTTCTTCGTCAGTTTCTTGTTGTGGGCTTGAGGCCGATTGAATTTGAGACTTAACAAAGTCATCAACAATCTTCCGTAATTCACCAACTTCTGAACTTTGTCGGCCAAGAAGTTTTTCGGCTTCCTGATGCATTTGGACGATATCTTTGATATCTTTTCCACGATACTTGTCAGGTATGTCGTCTTCTTCGGTTTCTTCAGGTTCCTCAAGGGTTGGCTCAATAGCTTCCTCTTGGATTTCCTCTTGTTCGTCTAAAGTAGCAAACTCTTCGGTTTCTTGCTGATCTTCGGGTTTCGTATCAATTAACTGTGCCATATTGTTAAACTCCGTGCCGTAGCATTATGGATGTGTTTGTTTAGCGGCTCTTTCGTGATCTCTAGCCCACGCATCATCAGCACCGGGCCATCCAGTACCTTTGAAATGTGAAGACACACTTGAGATTATCCGCTGTGCGGTGTCGCCACATTCAAGACAAGTTGTGAATAGATCGTTTGAATCTACCCATTGCTCTTCAATGTAGCCACAAGTAATACATTTGAAATCATATCGTCTAAGCATCCTCAGACTCCATGTCAATTGCATTTCTTATTGCTGTTTCAAATCGCGTAACATTCGTTAAAATGTTAAGCTGACCTTTAACAAAAAATAAATCTTGTTCGTTTTTAATTTCTTCAATATTGTATGAGTCTATTAACTGTTGAGACTCTTCAACAAATTGTTTCCACCCATCGTGTAAAAACAAATCTAAATAATTTTCATAATACGATTCGTCATCAGGACTCACTAGAGTTTCTCCTGTATTATTAATACACTTATATTATACCATAAAATACTTGACTTGTCAAGAGTCTTTTGATACAGGTTTAGATTTACAATTACACTTAGCAGATATTTTTACTTTATCTAATTCAGTCAATAAATCAGTTATACGCTTATCGTAATTGCTAAGAATGGTATTAATTTCAATTAAAACTTTATCCAGTTCTTGCTTCGTTACCATTTTGTCCTCGCATCTGCATTTCTACAATATCTTCTTTAGTTTCAAGCTCACGTTCTTTAAGAACTAATTCTGCAATTTTTGCACGTTGATTAAACTCTTCAGTGGTTGGATCTTGGCCCATTCCTTTCATAACAGCCGAATATCGTTTTGTTTCAGCATCGACAGGCAAAAGTTCTGTTTCAACTTGATTTTGTTGAATACGTGAAACAACCTCAGCAGTCTGAGCTTGAATATTTTCAACAGTGGCTTGTTTTTGAGCCATATCAACCTGCATTGCTTGCATTTGCGTTTGTTGTGCTTCTGGATTTGGTTGCATTGCTTGTTGCAAACTTGCAATAATTTCTTCACGGTTACTTAAGTTCATGTTTTCAACAATTGCTTGAATAAGTAACGGATACATTGGCGAGTCTTGACCCATTGTTTGAAGCAACTGTACAAGTTGTGTCACTTCGTACTCACGGGCAATAATACCCAAAGAACTACTAGCAACAAACTTAAAGTCCTGTGCAGGATATCTATCGGGATCAAACTGCATGTAACGACAAGCTACTTTTTTAACTAATGGAATCAAAAAGGCTTCTTGGAAATTAATGAGTGTACGCTTGTGACGCTTAATAATAGCTCCCAATGACATTGAGATACCTGCGGCTGTGGCATCCCCATTGATACTTCCCGGTATACCTGCCGCATCAATAGCTCCAGTTGCCATTTGAACCATTTGTTGCAAACTGGCCGCTTGATTAAATGTGTTAGCGTCAAGATTTCCAAATCTAAACGGTTGTAAGATTTCTGCGGGATTTCCATTTGTAAGGATGGCTTTGCCGGGTTTAACTTCCAATTTGCTCCCGCGAGGAAGCCGTGAAGCATCAACAGCAAGCATAGGATGCACCGTAAGTGCAAGCGCGTCAATTCGTGCTCGTAACTCCGTATCAAGAGCTTTCTGTGCATTATATCCTTTCTCACAGATACCACGTCCCCAGAATTTGCCGGGTACAACATCCCAAGGAAACGCTACAACAGGACGATCCTTCATCATGTACGGATTGTTTTCGGCTTTTAGAAGAATTCCACCATTTGCAATAACAATGATAGCTTCTACATATTCTGAATTATTATCTGTGTCTTCTCCCTCATCTGAGTTTTCATTAAATAACTCGCTAGGTACAAGACCGTAATATTTTGTTAATCGAACTTTATCATCAGTATACAATGTATACTCTTGGGTAGGTTCTAAATCTACATCAACTGCGGCATTAGAAACTTCAACATCTTGACGATAAATACCTGCTTCTTGTGCCATGTGCACTTGATGCAGTGGCACGTATTCATCAATAGCAACACCTAAGGACTCTTTGATATTTGTTGCAACCGGATCAATCAAAAAGTTTTGTGGCATAATAGGACGTATTTTAAATACTGTTCTATTACGCTCCATTACACCAACAGCTTGCATTGCCCCATCCATGATTGGTTGAGAAGCCGGGGTCATTTCTAGTTCTTCATCAGCCACAATCTCAGCCATGCCCGTACCAAAGACAGCCGAATTAATAATACATTCAGCAATTGCTTTTCGGGCCGAGACAAACTTAAAGTCCTCATCTAACGTGTTTCTAAGAAGCATGATGTCCGCAGACTGTTGATCTTTAACATCATCTTTAATATCAAACCATGTTCCTCGTCCAAAGGTTGCTTCTTCAACCTCTGCGACAGCAGACTCTACAGCTTGCTGAAGAGCAGGAGAAATAATGCGAGAACGCTCTGAGTTTCGCATAGAGTCTTCAGCGGCCCATTGGCCTCGCCAAAGACGATAATACTCGTCAAATCTTTCTTTATAATTACTTTCGTAATGATCTCGCCACTGATCGCATTTATTCATTACCCAAGATTCAAGGGATGTTGGATCAACTGTTTGATTTTCATATTGCATGTTAATAACCTGCTACAGGGTCTAAGATTTCAAAATCGTTTTCTTCATAATCGTAGTAGTATGCTACTTTGGCTAGTTGGTCGATATATGCTAAAGCGTCAACCAAATCATCATGCACTAGGGCATTAGGAAACTGAAAAAGTTCGTCAAGAAACTGTGGATTCCAATCTCCTTCATTCAGAGTAATTTGTCCGTGTTCAAAACGTCCTTGTAACGCCCAGACAACACGATCCGTTTTCTTTTTATTTCCATGAGTCAACTCTTCGACTCTGAAAAACCGTTGTTGAGATTTCATCAAATCCGTAAGGTACGGCAGTACCGCATTCTTTAAGGCTCCTTTTTCGATACCAACTGCTACAGGTTGATAAGCATTGACAGCCTCGAATATTTTTCTTGCGGTTTTTTTGATATCCCATCGTCCATGAACAATATCCGCTACCCACCATCCGTCCTCATTGGCTTTAACTATAGCAATTGCTGTTTGGTCAAGTTTTTGGTTTTTAGACTTCGTTGCGCTTTGCACATCAGCAAAACCCGCAAGATCAACTGCAATATAATAATCGCCAATGTCAGGTTCATCAGTAGAAAACTTAACCCAATCTTCTTTGAATATTTCAGAACCCATTGCTTCAAAAGAAGCCATAAATTCTTGTCGAAAAGCATAAGACGACATTGATTTTTTTGCGACATCAATTTCGTCTGGGTCGAGTAGTGGATTGTCATAAGACGTAAAATGCCACGCCTTATAAGTCTCATCGCCTGACATTTCCGCATACTTAAATAACTCGTAAAAATGGTTACGTCCCATAGGTGTTCCTATGAACAAAGCATGGCCCTTTTGGTCAGCTAAAGCAGGACGTAAGATGGTTTCCCATACTGAGGGTTTCATATCCGCATATTCGTCCATTACAAGGAACTTTAGGGATACACCACGCATCGTTTCGGGTCGGTCAGCCCCCTTGAGGCTTATGGTTGCACCGTTGACCAATTTTATTGTCAGGTTGTTGATGTGACTACCTGTGATGACGGGGTTGCCTAACTCCATCAAGGTGTTCCACATGATGTCTCTAGCTTGCCCTTGAGTTGGAGCTACATAGAAAACATGGCCCCTTTCAGCTTGCAAGGCATTAATAATAAGCAACCACGCCGCTAGACGGGACTTACCAGTACGACGACCTGCGGCAACAACTTTGAATCGTGTGGAGTTACCGAATACCTCTTGTTGCCACGGAAGAAGCTTTACATCAAGCTCCACGCATAATCTCCACAAGCTCTTTGGAGCGCCGTCCTACCTGAGAGTACCATTTCGAATCAATCATCTCATTGGCGGCTTTCTCGTAGGAACCTTCATTAACAGCCTTAAGAAATTTTTTAAATTTGCTAAGACGATTGCGGCCAAGGTTAAATGCCATATTGACGACAACACGTTGTGCATCTGTAGATTGCCCTGCAAGATTAAGAACAAGCGCACAGGCATCCGTGTAAGCAATTTCACAGTCTTGTTTGAATACTTCTAAGATACGTTCATCGGTCACTGGAGTACCGACAGGCCATGTGTTTTCCATGTCTGCTTCGGTAACCATATGGCCGATACCAAAAGTTGGATAATTTTCTGAACATAAATATATTTCAGTGACGTAACCTTCATGGCGAATGAGGTCTTCTTTAACGATCTCAATTAAATCATTTTTCTGAATTGACATCAATTACCTCTGCGTCTATTATATCATCTTGGTTGTCATCTGTGACGACATCGGTTACTTTAGCGTCCCCAATGCCGCTAATCGTAATTGAGACAGCGGGACGACCACCATGTTCTTTGTCTTTTTCAAAGTAACTAATTGGCAACATACGATCCATTAAAAGTTTCCAAGCCGCCGCTTGATTCTTGTGGTCGTCATTAAGTGCCGCATCAAGAATACTATCTAAAACTTTTTTTGACTTTGGAGAGGCCAACATCCGAGCTTTGTACTCGTTGATGATTGTCGCGTCGCCTTTGGGGCGACCAATCTTACCCGGTTTTGCTTTTAATGCGACATCTTGTTTTCTAGGACGACCAATCTTTTTACCAGACGAACTAAGTGTCTCTTTGTATTTTGACATAAGTATTTTCCTTTACTTAAGGGTACTTAAGTATCTTTAGTTAGTTATTAATAGTTAATACTTAACGAACTAACTGAATGATGTTTAATATTTCTTAAGATATAACTATATTATACCATAAAAATAACTAAAAGTCAATAGATATACTTAAGATATCCTTAGGATGCCCCAAGTTTACCCTTTTGTCAACCCTTTTGGGTTACTTTTGTTATACTTTTTTGTTATAAGAATCAAATAATTGACTCTTCTGTGTTTTTAAAGAGTTTTTTAGGGTTTCTTAGGGGTTTCCTGAGGGTTTCCTTAGCAAATCTGGGCAGGTACATTAAAATATTAATAAACCAATAGCCCTCCCCCGGGGTTACCCACAGGTTACCCACAAGAAATTCACAAGTTATCCACAGGATGCACCAAAGTTGTGCATAAGTTACCCACAGGTGTGCATAAGATGTGCATAAAGTTATCCACAGGATACCCACAGGCTACCCACAGGTTATCTACAGTGCACCATAAGAGTGCATAAGGGTGCACCAAAGTGGTGCAAATGTTCCAAAAGGGTGCATATGTGTGCCTATGTAGTACCCCTTAGGCGTCACCACAGAACTCACAAGATGTCAACAATTATTTATTAAGGTCTAATACTTTGGTCTAATATGCTTGACATTGGTGTGCTAATGTGCATCTGGTCAAACATTGTACAATCTGTGCAAAACTTATACAAATTTACAGAAAAACATTAGACATTAGTCTAATATCGCTTGATCGTATCTCAACCTGTCTATATAACAGCCTCAAGACACACAACCGCCACAGGAGGCACACATTATGACTACATGGACAACATTCGAGACACTTGATGAGATAGTCAAGGACCGTGAGAACTCAGATAGTGAGTATGAGCGTAATATTGATAGTACGTTCTGGGTAGATCGCTTAGGAAACCTTCAATATCACGAGAACCAGTTTGACAGGCAGTCACGGTTTGAGGTTACGAGGACTCCGAAACCTGACGGATCGCTTGTATGGTCTGTGATTGATCTGATCGGCGAGGAGGATCGCCCACAGTTCACCACAGGATCAATGGAAACCATCGTTGGATTCATCGCCGGTCGGGTGCTGTACGGGGCGTAATGCCCCGCAGGAGGTTCATATGAAAACATTGACACAGGCACAGATCGCTAAGCGTACTTTTGACCACTGTCGCGCCCATGAGAACGTGGCTGACCTGTCAGATAAACAGGTATGGGTTATCGGCTATATGTACGCAGGATGGGTCACAGACCATTACGGGGATGTGACAGAGCACAAGCTCCTTGAGGTGATGCCTGAGGGCATGGCTGAGGTCATGGAGCGTTTTGTCTTAGATCGTGAGGCGTGGCTTGCGGCCCGCCCTTGATCGCCCACTGACGAGCCTGAGTTGCGTCAGGCGAAACGATCAGCATATACTGGTCGTCTGGGTTGCAAACAACAGAGGAGACAACCACATGAGAATCACACAGGCACATCTTGAGAACCTGACGGAATGGCTCAACCACGAGAAGGGCTACCCTGCTCAGGCATGGATCAGAGACGAGAACGGGCATAGTGCTCAGGTACTGCACATCTATGTCCAACGCTGTTCAGGCTCTTGGCACGTCAACCAAATGGTGAACACTGGGGGCGGTGTACGCTGTATCAGAACAGGAACAGCACGGGAGATCTACGAGTTCCTCCGTGGTATGCAAGAGGCGGTGTTCCTAGACGACGTTCAAAAGCGCATTACAGGGAGCACAAAATGAGCTATCTACTCTACATTGACTACGAGTACTACGGCGCGTATGTTCACGAACAGGACGCGATAAATGACGGCGAAAGGTTAGACCCTGAGAGCTACTGGATAGAGGAGCAGGACGCCCACTGATGAGCCTGAGTTGCGCTAGGCGAAACGCAGGTGTATAATCCTGCGTCTGGGTTGCAAAACATGAAAGGAGCACCGACAAATGATTAGTATTATTAAAGTGGCTGTAGATTATGCCTTGGATAGTGCCGTCGCCGAAGCGTGGGACCGCAAGTATTATTTGGAGTGTCTTGAGCAGGACACCCACGCCCGTCTGGACTTGGTCGCTCTGAGGCACGGCATTACGGACGATCTTTGGGTTTATGACGCACCGACTAAGGAGGAGCAGGACGCATGAGAACGCCACAGGAACGCGCAAAGCGCACGGTTGCACGATTCGAGAACGAAGGCCTAGTAGGTGACGGCATCAGACTAGAGCGCGAGGGTTTCTTGAGCCTAGCTAATCGTTGTTGGTTTGATGCCGGGTTAGATAGACCCACACGGGCAGAGTGTCTGGATGCTCTGCATGATTTGATGAAAAAGCGGGGGCATTTTATAGATGAATAAGACCGATAAAATAGCAGAGCTTGAGAGTGAATTACTCTGCGATTCGCTTAGGGAGTTTATCGAGGCGATGCGCGAGGACGTAGACGCAACTGACGACGAAATAGAGCAGAGCGTACTTAAGGAACTACGGCATTATTTAAAAAAGGGTTGACAACAGTTTCGGGGCGGTGTAGTGTCGCCCCTCAATCGTAGGGTGGCCGATTGGCTAGGCGATGGTCTGCAAAACCATTTAAACGGGTTCGATTCCCGTCCCTACGTCCAATTTGAAGAGGTATAGTATGGGATGGATTATAGGCAGTTTGTTGGTGTTGCTGTTGTTCTCACAACGGGACACCATGCCAGACGCACAGAACGACCCGACCCTAGATGACAAAGGGTTCAGAAAAGGAGAAAAAAGCGATGTATAACGACGACGACTACGACTACGACCCGATGATTAAATGGGTAATTGAGGAGGTCATACAGGCCATAACCAACACTGAGCCTAGCGTATACAGCGACGAGCAATGGTTAAGCCTTTATGATACCATACAGAACGACACAGACTGCGCTGAGGAAGCGTACAGAGAGTATCAGAGCATATGTCAAGGTGAAGCACTCGCACAACAGGAGGAAGCATACAATGATTAAACGAATACATGTCAACCAGCACAACATTCGTGCGAACAGCAAGGGCGAGGACTTGCCGGTATTTACGGTCAAGACCTACAAAGAGAACCTCAAGGGCGAGCGTGTCGTCATCAAGGGCGACAGTGAGCTAGTGTACAGCCCGGACAAGCCGCTAGACTGTGGTGCTAAGGTCTGGATTGAAACCACAGCAGACGTGGAGGTACACTTTGGAAACTGGAGGGTCACGAGGTGAATAAAATCCCACCAGTAGAACGGGATGAGCTGACGGGCGGTCTAACGACTGCCTGTGCAGGTCTTTGGTGTCAATTCCTCTCTGACGAGTATAATTGGCAAAACAATAGGGGACTATCAGAATATTACGAACGTCGCTCACAGGAGCTTTTACGAAGTCCTAGGGGTGCTTTACACGACCGTAGGCTAGAGGAGGCTATTAAAAAATGGAAA